CAGCGGTTCGATACGGTTCGCCGATCACCTCTGGAGTAGGTCTTATTGTTTTTGCAAGATCCATATACGCTTTTGCTTTTGCGGGATCTTCAGTAGAAAACACCTGGGCATACTTCATATACGTGTTGTACAAGGCATCAGACTGATCTTGTGCAGCAGCAGGCATAACCTGCCCGATCATCCCAGCACGCTGCACAGTTGGCCCGGCAGGCAGTTCCTGACTTACTGGAGCAGCCAGCGCTTGATCTGGCGTAATGGTTGTTGGTTGCCCAGGCATACCAATTGTTTCCAGTCGTTTCCTAATATCTTGCTGGCGCTTGTACTCATCCAACTTCTGACGGGTCAGCAATTGCTGAATCGCACCCTCTTGAGCCTTGCCATAGCTGGCGGTCCCAGCCTGCAAACCTGCACCAAGCGCTTGGCCCAGTGAGATGGGCACTGGAGATGGTCCACCGGCTTGGAGCAGGGCCGCAGCGGTGGACAGCAGCGCCTGGCGCTGCATCGACTCTTGCTGTTGAGGGGTCAGGTACTCGCTCAGGGCAGACGTGCCGCCACCAAACAAGTCACCCAGCAAGCTCATGTTCATTGTTGCCATGATGTTTATTCCTTAACCTAGACCCAGCAAACCGCCAAGGATTGCGCCATAACCTGCGTATTCTTTGCCACCCAAGATGCTGCCCAACTGAGCGCCACCCAAAGCACCGCCAAAAGCACTTGCGGTCTGATTACGGTAGATCGGTGAAGTTGTCGTGCCGCCAAGGTTGGGCACGTTCTGGCCCAGGGCACTGCCAGTCAGGCCAAGGCGCTCAGAGGCCAGGTTGCGTGCAGCGTCAAGCCGCGCCTGGGCCAACTGCTGGCGCTGCTGCTCGGCAGTCATCACGGCCTGCGCACCCGTCATGCCCAGGTTTTGCTGCTGGGCACCCAAAGCACCCAACTGGCCCACGGCAGTCTGGCGTATGCCAGCACCAGCGATCTGGTTGGCAGCGTTGGCCCTGGCCGCTTCCATGGCCCTGGCCGCATCAGTCTGCCCAAACCCAGCTGCCGTGGTGAACCCGGCAGAGCGCAACTGGGCGGCAGTGTCTGCCATTCTGCGCGTGTAGTCCTCGTTGGCGAGTGACTCAGCAATTGCCTGACGCGAGCCACCAAATGCCTTGGCGCCAACTGCCCTTGCCTGCTGGGCCTGCTGAGAGATCTGGCGCTGACGTTCAATGTCTGCCAGCGTATCCTGCACAACTTGTTGCTCGTAAGGGTTTTGGTATGCAGACATGTACTGCGCACCCGTCATGGCCTGGATCTGCTGGGGTGTGTAGCCAGCTTCTGCGAGTGCCAGTTCAGCGGCCCGGTTGGTTGTCTGCTGACCAGCACCGCCAATGCCGGTGGCCGTGAGCTGCTGCTCTGCCGTGGCATAGCCTGGGGTGAACCCCTCAAACTGCCGGGTGTTCAGACCTGCCGCTGCGGTTCTGGCATCAGCCAACTGCTGGAGATATGCAGCCTTAATGTCAGGGTCGATGGATGTTGAGCTTGTTGAAGATGACGGCGTGCTGCTGCCACCCAATGCCTTTGCGGCCAAGCCTGCGCCTAATATTGCCTGGGTTGGGGTGATGCCACTTAGCAGGCCACCGGCAGCACTGCCAGCAGCGCCACTAGCAGCGCCAGCCAAACCGGCTCCAGCAAGGCCAGCACCGCCAATGCCTCCAAGAGTTCCAATGCCAACTCCAGCACCAGTTGCGCCATAAGCAGCAGCCAAGTCGGCAGCAGCAGCAGTCCCAGCAGCTCCTGCACCGGCAGCACCCAAGCCTGGGATGCCAACGCCAGCCAAGCCACCACTGGCGGCCAAAGCAGCCAAAGCAGCAATGGGCACTGCATTCTGAGACAAGCTCAGGTCTTTATCCACCTTTGCCAGAGCATTGCTGGTGCTGCCGATAGGGTCAGCGACAAAACTGCTTGCGGCACTGCCTAGTTGATTTAATGCGCCCATTTGAACCTCATTGTGGCTTCGTATGTTCTGAACAATCCATCATCAATCTTTTTGACCTCTGACGGGTGAGTGAGTTGTGCAATCAAGTCATTGATTCTCGGGTTGTCGTAGAACGTGACTGCAAAGTCATGCCCGAAATCATTCAAGTCATCAAGGTACTTTTGCACGTTGGACACAAGGTCTTTTGCGCGTTCACCGTTAATGCAATGAAATTCGATGCCGTTCTTCTCAATCTTCTTTGTCAGGATCAGAGTGTCACCCTGACGCACAACAAAGTTGCCTGTCTTGGGTGCATTCATCAACCCATCAAAGTAGGCATCAACTGTCATGGCAAAGCCACCATAGTTCTTTGCCAGGTCTTCGGTGAGGATTTGTCTGATGTCTTTCATGGCTGAATTTTAAGTCTCAACGCTTGCCAGCGGGTAACACGTCCAAACGGTTCAAGCCAACTCGCCAGTCACCAAGCACCGCCCCGGTGTACCTGATCTTGACCTGACGCGCTGAAAACCGCACGCTGGTGGGTTCGCTGGCGCTGTAGGGTCCATAAGTTGTCTCTGTGGCCGTTGGGTACATGCGAGTCTTGAAAGACACAACAACCTCGCCCAGGGTCTGCTCGTCAGGGATCAACTGACGCACATTCATAATGTTTTCACCCGGCTGGATCTCAACAGGGCCAGACTCAACGAAAGGCGCGACAGAGTCATACGCAAACCCGACTTCGTGTTCGTAGATGTAACTGTCAGCAGAAACCATCAAGGGATTCAGGTAGACCCCCCGGTCAGTGCCAGCCGTGCGAGACAGGGAGCCAATCGCCCAATGGTTTTCGCGGTAGTTGTAGGTCACATAAGAATCGTTTTCATTGCTGGCATTCGATGGGTAGAACCAAATGATCTCGCCATACTTGCTGTTGTGTACAGCATAGACTTTGCTGACCTGGTTGGCGTTGATGTTTTGGAAGATGTAGTCGCCAACGTCACAAGCGAGTGGCTTGACGTATCCATCGTAGACCCAAAAACCTGAATTGCTCATCCAGATCGCGGCCGTATCAATGGCCGCAACGGCCTGGGTTGAGATCAAGCCACAACCTGACCCGGCCTTCTCAAAACTGTACACATAGGGCAAACCAATGTAGGTGCTGACGTGGACATCAACATCTGTAAACAGCAAGTTGACACCGCGCACGCGCTTTGCAGCTTTTAGTGACCCAACAGTTTGCAGCTCAAATGAACCTGCCTGGTTTGTTGCTGCCGGGGTCCAGACGGTGTTGTTTTCCTGATCACACCATTGGACCTTGCGGGGATCTCCACCGGCACCCAGGGCAAAGACAAAGCGCTCTGCCGTTGTCATAACGGCGTTGCAACCAGTTGGCGCGTTGGTGATGGCAGCGGCCAGGGTCGGCGTTGAAAAGCCCAACTGCCACTCATAGAGCTTGCCATCGGCATCTGAGCAGGCGACCAGGTACTCGCCCCAGGTATCCAGACTCCAGGTTGTTGCTGGAGTGACGCTGCCTGTGTCTGGTCTTGCCACACCATAAGCAAAGTTGCCATAGGTGGAGTACCCGTACCCGGTCTTTGTGGCTGCGTCAGCAATGCCAACAGTTAAACCTGTCGGGGTGATGTCCTTCAAAGTGCCAGCCTCATTCATGGCATACAGCTTGGAATTCGTGCCGGCAGCAATCCAGCGGTCCCCTGAGTTGTCGCGCCAGGTGATCAAGCCCCGGCATGACCCGGTGAGCTGGGATGCCGATCTCTTGCGCCATCCACCAATGGGACGCAAAGTACCCTCAAACCATCGAACCAGGTTGGCGTCAAACCAACGCCCAGAGGTTTGATACTCTGTGCCGTTACGGTAAACGCCTGGGGGGATTCTGAGTGGTACAAGTGCCATGATGGGATTATGCGGAAAGATTGGACACAAAACTCACTGTGGCAATGACTGAGGGGATCGCTGGCCTGGTTGGACTGGTCCCGGCAGCAAAGTGCTCGATGGAGACGCCAACGTCTGATGGGCGCCACATGAGTTGCAGGTAATCGCTCTCGGCCAGATCCACAAAGTAATTCAAAGCCCCGATCATGTGGGATGGGTCTCCTGAGCTTTTCCTGGGTGCCAACCCAAACCGCGACCCTGAATTGGCAATGTCGCTGCCATTCTTGCGAAACCAGACCTCAACGTCTTGCGTGTCATTTGTTGTGTTTTTGAATTGCACGCTGAATTGCACGTTGTAAACCCCACCCTGGGACACGTTCAGACGTGAAGTATTTGACAGAGTGATCCCATTTGCATAGTCAGTTGTGTCAAATGTGATGGCATAGGCCGTTGTGGTGTTGGCCGCTGTCTGGTCGGTCCCATCTTGAAACGCACCATAAGGCGCGTTCAAGTACTTGCCACCTCGAGGCCCAAGGACTGTGCCCAGAATATTGGTGAGCTTACGAAAGTAGGTCAGCAAGCCGCCATGGGTTTGCGCAGTCAGTCTCTCGTCATAGACCGCGCCAGGTGAGGGCAGGTCTGGCGGTGCCGGGGTTTGGAGCTGCTGGTACAGGTTTGTCATTGGATTATTTTATGCATGGGTTTGGTTTGTCATGGCGCCAGCCGCCGCCGCAACATCATCAACCCGGCGGCCCCATCCTTTGCCAAAGGTCTTCCAGTTCGTCAAGCCCTGCAAGAACCCCAGGCGCTTTGCCATGTAAGCCGCCACCAGGTCACCATTAAATGACTGCACGGCCTTCATGGTCCCAGGTCCGATAGATCCATCTGCCGTGACCCCTACAACCTCTTGCAGCCACTTTGCGGCCCTGCCAGGACCACTGTTGATTGCTGCATCAAATACGGCGTAATCAAGCCCAGCAGGCAGGTCATCCCCTTTGACCTTGTCCCAGTATTTGGCTTTGTACAGTGGCGCCACGTCAGACGGTTTGAGGTTGC